TCCGACTTTCCCAGTCGAAGGTCTCGGCTGACCCGCTGGTCGTTAACCAGAACGTGCGATCCTCCATGACTTGTTACATGGTGGTCGACACGCCTGTCAACGGCTATACGGTCGCTGAGGCAAAGGCCGTTGTGGATGCCCTTGTGGCATACCTTTCGGCCTCGACTGGGGCGAAGGTCACCCAGCTTCTGGGTGGGGAGAACTGACAGTCGTTCTCCATCGTAGGCGAGCTCATGGCTAAGGAACTCCTACCCTGAAAGGGGAGCAGTTGAAAAGCCTGATCGCGCTCCTGCAAGTCGTCCTCATTGATTTGGGGACGAGATGCGGCACAAGCACCACTCGTGACTTTAAGACAGTCACGAGCCGAATCGAACACGAGGGCGTGTCGTTCTTAACGATCACCCTGTCTAACTTTGGCGCAGAGCTCCAAAAAGCTCTGGACCAAGGTTATGTCGCTCACGACCAGTTTCCGGGCTACGCCCGGACTGGCGGTCTCCCCCGATTCCTCGGAGGTTTCCTTGAGCTTGTGTTCGACCGAACGAGTGGTCGATTGCTCGACGTTCCGTCGATTGATGCGATCTTTGCCCTTCGTCAGTTCACACTGATGTGGTCTAAGATCCAGCTCGACTGTTCCCCTAAAAGGATCAGAAAAGCCATCGATCGTTACGTTGAGTGTGAGCAGGACGTACGCCAGTTTGACCAACGTCTACTCGTCTCTGAACCTAATCGGTTCGAAGATTTCAGTAGGGTCGGTCGGCTCCTGTGGGCAGATCTGTTCTCGCGTGTAGACTCTCGAGTCTACAACGATACAGTCATTCCACGACACGGACCTGGCGCCACCGCTGATAAACTTCGCGGCAACGCGAAGTATAACCAGCTGACGTGGACGGTCAGATTGGAAGAAGTATTCCCTCACTGGGAGCACATCATTCCATCTGAGTCCTTCCTTGAGAGGACGGACGACGTTACGTTCCTCGAACCTCGGAATGAGATCCCCGTAAAGGTGATCACTGTTCCGAAGACGCTGAAGACCCCACGTATCATTGCCGTCGAACCTACTTGCATGCAGTACATGCAGCAAGGGATTCTCTCGGTGATGGTGGAGGAGATTGCGCGCTGTGACCATGCGCGTCATCTCGTAATGTTCGAATCTCAAGAGCCAAACCAACGGCTCGCGAGAGAGGGCTCCCTCACGGGAGCCCTCGCCACACTTGATTTGAGTGAGGCTTCGGACAGGGTCTCCAACCAGCATGTACGTGCCCTTCTGTCTAATCACCGTGTTCTTCGGAACGCGGTTGATGCGACCAGGTCACGGAAGGCTGATGTGCCTGGCTATGGCGTTAAACGCCTCGCCAAGATCGCGTCGATGGGTTCAGCGCTCTGCTTTCCCTTTGAAGGTCTCGTCTTCGCGACGATCATCTTTGTTGGGATCGAAAGAGCGCTCAATCGGCCTCTCACCGTGGAAGACGTTAGATCCTTCTACGGTAAGGTGCGCGTCTACGGGGACGACATTATTGTCCCTGTAGAATATGTGCATCATGTTGTTGAGGAGCTCGAGGCTTTTGGGCTTCGAGTTAATTCCGACAAGTCTTTCTGGACCGGGAGGTTCAGAGAGTCATGCGGAAAGGACTACTACGCTGGCGTCGATGTTTCTATTTCGCGCGTACGTAGAGTTCTCCCCAGCAACAAGCAGCACGTTGAAGAGATCGTATCGGCG